TATAAATTCAGATATTCACTTTGATATAGATTATGTTGACTTAAATATGTTTCATCTGCGTGTTAATGGTAATTTATATGCTAAATCTATTAGAGTTAGGTATATTGAAGCTCATAATATTGAAGCAGATAAAATAATTGATGCGTACGAAATCACATCAAAGACTATAGATTTATATAGGCCAATTCAAGTAGGGCGTATTTACTCATATAATTTAATAGCCCCAAAAGTTACAGCAGAAGACGTTATATCTTGTTATATACAAGCTCCGCATGGTTTTAGGGCTGATAACGTAAAAATAGGAAATGAATATAAAAAGACTATTTCTGATTCCTACTTTTATGAAGGTTATGAACGGTGATGAACAATGAACCAAACAAAATATATTAAAAATTTAGAAGATTTGGAAATGCTTATAAACACAGCTAAAAATCACATTATAACCGTCAATTCAAACATTCATTTTTATATTGATGTTGTTAATCTTTCTAGATTTTCTTTTTATGTTAAAGGAGATATTAAGGCAATTAAAATAAATGTTTATAATCTTGACGCATACAATATTAATGCATGTACAATAAATTCATGGGGAAATGTCAAAGCAAACCATATAGACCTAATAGGCTGTTTAATGTCCAAAAATATTGATGCGTATAGTATATGTGCAGGAGCAATTAAAGCAGAAGGTTATATTAAAGCTAATAAAATAAAAGCTGAAATTTCTGTCAAAGCAAACAGCCTTAAAATAGGCAGTTGTAAAACTAATAAGAATATACAGCAAAGGAGCTAAAAAAATGGAAAATAATAATGACATAGTTAATATTAATCCAGACTTAATAAAGCGTATAGACAATCTAAGCGAGGAATTACAGATTCAATTGGTTAAAAAAGATGGTTCTTCAATTAAGTATATAAAAAACCCAAGCGAGACAGTACAGCTTGAAGCGGTTAAACAAGATCCAGAGTTAATAAAACACATAAAAAATCCAAGCGAGACAGTACAGCTTAAAGCGGAAAAGCAATATGGTATTTTTTTAATAAAGTATATAGACAATCCTAGCGAGGAAGTTCAGCTTAAAGTAGTTAAAAGATATGCAGAATTAATGCAGTATATACAAAACCCAAGCGAGAAAGTTCAACTGGAAGCGGTTAAAAGCTGTGGTCTCTCAATAAAGTATATAGACAATCCAAGCGAGGAAGTTCAGCTTGAAGCGGTTAAAGACTGTGGATTTGCACTACAGTATATAAAAAAACCAAGCGAGACAGTACAGCTTGAAGCGGTTAAAGAAGAAGGTCTATCAATAGAGTATATAGAGAATCCAAGTGAACAAATGAAACTTGAAGCGGTTAAAGAATGTGGTCTATCAATAGAGTATATAGACAATCCAAGTGAACAAATGAAACTTGAAGCGGTTAAAAGATGTGGTCTCGCAATAGATTATATAGACAATCCAAGTGAACAAATGAAACTTGAAGCGGTTAAAAGTCATGGATATGCAATAATGCATATAGACAATCCAAGTGAACAAATGAAACTTGAAGCTGTTAAACAAAATGGTAACTCAATACAGCATATAGACAATCCAAGCGAGGAAGTTCAACTGGAAGCGGTTAAAAGCCGTGGTCTCGCAATTGAGTATATAGACAATCCAAGCGAGGAAGTTAAGCTTGAAGCGGTTAAAAGTCATGGATTTGCACTACAGTATATAGACAATCCAAGCGAGGAAGTTAAGCTTGAAGCGGTTAAAAGTCATGGATTTGCACTACAGTATATAAAAAAACCAAGTGAACAAATGCAACTTGAAGCGGTTAAAAGCTGTGGTCTCGCAATAAAGTATATAGACAATCCAAGTGAGGAATTTCAGCTTGAAGCGGTTAAAAGTCATGGATTTGCACTAGAGTATATAAAAAAACCAAGTGAACAAATGCAACTTGAAGCGGTTAAACAAACTGGATATGCAATATTGCATATAGACAATCCAAGTGAACAAATGCAACTTGAAGCGGTTAAACAAATTGGTTACTCAATACAGTATATAAAAAACCCAAGCGAGGAAGTTAAGCTTGAAGCGGTTAAAAGCTGTGGATATGCAATAAAGTATATAGACAATCCAAGTGAGGCTTTAAAGTTTGAATCGGTTAAGCAAAAAGGAGCTAAAAATGAATAAACCAAAAATAAACGGATATATTAATATTAATGGAGAAACTAAAAAATTTGCTTTATGGGAAAACGAATCTAAAACAGGCAATATATATTATACTGGAAAGATTCAAGATGCATCCTCCGAAGAAAAAGATAGGTATCTTAGAGAAGAAAAAGATAAGGATAGTATTTTAGGTTTTAATGCGAAACAAATATAAAAATGTTAAAAGGGGGGGGTTCGATTCAAAAAGAGAATACAGGCGTTATAATGAGCTTTCTATTTTAGAAAAAGCTAATTTAATAAGTGAATTACAATGTCAATTCTCTTTTGAGTTGTTAGAAGGATTTACTTTAAATAATCATCATGAATGTAAAAAACAAACATCTGATAAAGTAAGACCAATTAACTATATAGCTGATTTTGTATACCTTGAAAACGGCTTTTATATTGTTGAAGATTCAAAAGGGGCTTTGACAGACACATACAAACTAAAAAGAAAACTTTTTTTAAAAAAATATGGTGAATACTTTGTTTTTTTAGAAACATAAAGGGGAAAATTATGAAATTATTTAAATTATTTAAAAAGAAAAAATACATAGATTTATCTGAAATAAAATCTCTAAAAGGATTTCTCTCTTGCTTTATCTCTTACAATATCAATTCTTTATCTGATTACAAAAAGCCTAAGTATAAAAAACCAATATACAATATTAAAAAGTTGCCCTGAAAAAGGGTGAACAAGGCAACAATTTATGCCTATAATTATAATTAAAAATTATAAATTTTTCAATATGTTTGATTTTCTGCTTTTTCTTATATATAATTTAAATATATTATTAACATAAAACATTAATCTAAGTCTAACTATTAACATTATTTTAAATAAATAGGTTTTTGTTTGAAAAACTACAACACTTACCAAGATGAATATCTTGCTATAGATCACTTTATGAGTTTAAAGAAAACTTATGAAGATCAGAGACAGTCTTATGAGGAAGCATGGCGACAAGCTTTAGATGCTGTCTATATGCTTGATGATAATCTAACTAAGGTTTATGAAGGTAGGGCAAGAATTAATAGCCCTATAATGAAATGGAAAGTTCAAGGTATTCAGTCAAGAATAATGAAAATTCTATTTAATAATATTCCTATTGGAAGAATTGAGCCTACGCTCGATTCAGACGTTCAAGACGAATTTATTGATTTATGGAATAAATATATCTTTGAAAAACAATTAAATACCATTAATTTCATGGACTGTTACAGATTGTTTCTTAAAAATTGTATTATTCAAGGTACGGCAATCGCTAAAATACCACAGGTGTACGAAACTAGCATAGTGGACTTTTTCCCTGATGATGAAAATACAGAAGATGAAATAGTTATTAAAGACGATACTTATTTTGAGCCTATTCTATTAACTGAGTTTTACACTGATGTTAATCAGTACAACTTGCAAAATTCATTAGCTAATATTCATTCTACCGCGATTAGATACGAAGATTTAAAAAAATTAGAAAAAAGAAAAGTGACTAATACTTATGAGCTTATCGACCCTGATACAGGTGAAATTTCAGGTTACGAAGAGAAAGAAGAAGAAGAGGGAAAGTATCATAATCTTGATTTAATTATTACTAACGATGATGGTTATTCAGCAGAACAACAATCTTATATTGAATTGTTAGGATTTACACGAAGACAAAAAAGCAAGATTGATAAATTAATGAAAGAAACTACAAAAAGTGGTCTAGTACAGATCGATGAATGTTACGGTAAATATATTATTGATGGCGTAGAAAAAGAGGTAATATGTACTATAGCTAATGGATTTGTTGTTATACAATTAGAAGAAAGCCCTTACATTCATAAGCGATACCCTAGACCGTTCATTTCAGGTAAATATGAGCCTATCCCTAACTGTTTTTATGGTGTTAGCAACGTAATAGCTGGATTAGACTTACTAAGAGAATTAAATGCTTGTAGATCGCAATCAAGAGACGCTAACACTCAATCAATTTTTCCAATGACATATATAGATAAATCTAAGAATATAAACTGGGATTATCAATGGCGACCTAACGGAATTATTGAAGGCATTGGATCGGATGGGATAACGTCTATTATTAACCCATCACTTGCTAACGTAAACTTAAATGATAGTGCGGTTATACAACGAGATATAGACCAATTATTTAGTTTATCGCCAGTGCAAGAAGGGACAAGCGACAGATCGAAAATCCCACAAACTAAAGGGGCTACGTTATCAATAATAGCTCAGAATGATATGCCACTTAATGAGCTAATAATGCTTCAGACAAACGAAGTTTTAAAGCCCTTTATCGAAATGCTCTATGAAAGAAATATTACGTTTAAAACAGTAGATGATTTATTAACCATTTATACAGAAGAAGAACTCAATTCAAAAGGGATAACGAAGGCACTGGACATGAAACAATTATATTTTACCTTCAATATTAAAGTATTGGGTAATTTAGAGTTATCTAATGAAATAGCACATCAAAACGGATACATGAACTTTTTAAATTATGCTCAAAGTGTTCCACCCTTAGCAAAACGATTAGATTGGAAAGTTGCAGGGGAAAAACTGTTATCTAGTTTTGGCATTAAAGATGACGGCAAAGATATATTCCTGGACGAAGAAACAGTAATGGAAGCAGAAAAACAAATGCAAGAACAACAGTTAAAAGCATTACAAGCACAAAAATTTGATAGAAAAGAAAGAATGATAGAAGAATTAGACATGGAAAAAGAAAAAACAAAAATAAAACTTGAGAGTGACATGATTAAAGATGCCAACGAAGTAGCTCTAGAAAAAGCAACAGGACAGAAGATTGCGTAACAATTTAAGAGATGTTTATAGTTCGGATGAGGTCATAGCAATAATTGACAATGAATTGATGATACTACACGAGACTATGGATAATCACTTACTGATGTGTAATGAAAATAACTATATTGAAGTTATTAAATTAGCAACAGCAAGGCAAACATTGAAGAAAATAAAAACTGTTTTTGAACAGAAAAAATAAGGTGAAAACATGAAAAATGAAAATGAAATATTGACGGAATCTTCAAACGAAGAAATAAAAGAAGAAAAAAAACGTCCAAAGAAAAAGAAAAAAGAAGAAATAAGCGTAAAGTTTGATGAGGCTTTGTACACAGATTTAATTTTTCAAAGTAATCATTCAAATAAATGTAAAGTTTCTACAGCACGTTTTTTTGATGTGACTATTGAGCATATTAGTAACGCTTACTACATTTTCAACGGAAAAAAAATAGATGGTTTGTACATTACGCAGTTAATTGACAGGCACGGTTTTTCTAATGGAATGAAAGAGAGCAGGGCTACAATAGCTAAAAAGTTAAATATGACTAATACGTTACCTATAGATGTAGCCGAAAATAAATTAAAAATAATTCTTCAAAACAGTGATGTCATTAAGGCATACAAGGACTTAATGAAAGATTTTAGCGATGATTTTCTAACTAATACTAAAAATAATATTAAATATGGAGCATAGAAATTAAAATGGAAAATGACAACATTCAAAATGATTTAAGTACAAGTAATCAACAGAAGATGGAAGAGTTAGCTAATTTTATCAATGAAGCTAACGGAATCCAAAAGGTAGATGAAAAACCTGTAGCTTCTGATGATGTTGTAGAGGAATCAGATCAAACGCTAGAAACTGAGGAAACAATTCAAAGCGATGAAGAAACAATTCAAAGCGATGAAGAAACAATTCAAAGCGATGAAGAAGTTAAACCTCAGACAAACAAATTTTTTGATGGTAAATCAAATGATGAATTGATAAATATTATCGAAAATGGAACAAAAAAAATATCTCAGCAAGAAAACAATATCAACACTCTCAAAAAGCAAGTTGAAGAATTAACACAATTAACACAACAGTTTAATAGAGAGAAAGAAAAGGAAGATATAGAAGATAAATATTCTAATTATGACCCTTCGGATGTTGAGGCTATTAAGTCACTTGCGCAAGAGGAATACCAGCGTTTGAAAAACCAAGAAATAAAACAAACTGAGCAAGAACTAGAAAATAATTTTAGAGAAAATGACAATGCTTATCGAATAATTGAGGAAAATCTTATGGAGTTAAACCCTGAGTTACTTCCTGCATTTCAAGGTGAATTGCAAAAAAGAATTGATCAATATGGTCAAAATTCAACAATTAACAAGAAGGGATGGATACAAGCAGTCAAAAAAGAAATTTACGCTAAAATTAAAAATCAAAACTCTAGCTCAAACCAAATTCAAAAAAAAAATAATGTCTTAGCTAGAAAAGTTAAAGCCAATTCCCCACAAACTAGTTCAACAAATAATAATAGCAACAGTTGGAAGGGTAAGCCTCAACCCAATACACCTAAAGAGTTTAGGGAGTGGGTAAAGGTAAATGCAGGATTAACGATATAGTGAGACAGTCAAAAGGATAAAATAATGGCAGACCAACAAACCACACAAGCGTCATTGATTAACGCTGTAAATACATATTATGAATTGCAAATCTTACAAGACTTTGATAAAAAGGCCGTATGGTATTCTAACGCACCATACAAAAAGCCAATTCCACAAGGTACTGGTAATATTATTCAATTCACACGATACAACAAGATAAATCCGTTGTTTTCTGATGATTCAGACGAATTTTCGTCTACTCAAAGCTATTTATCGGCTCAGGTAATTACAGCTAATCTACACGAAAGATCAAGCTATGTTCAAATATCTAAGCAAGTAGCATTAACAGCAATCGGAGACGCATTAGAACAAGCGTCAAGAAAAGCTCAAGATCAAGCAGTTAAATCATTAGACGTTATGATTCGTAACGATATTGGTATGGCTGTCGCGGACGTAGCTAATGCATCTTCTGTTAATATGAACAACTTAGCCACAGATGGTGGAACTCTTAACTCTACTGGTGTAACAGCGAAAGTATGGTCACATGACAGATCAGCAAATGGTGATAGATTTCCGATGTATCACAATAAAACTAGAGTAGGACAGTCAGCTAATGTTACAAGTTTAGCAGGTTCAGCAATGACTATTAAAACTATTCAACATGCTGTCAGTGTATTAAACGAAAAAGATGTACCGCCATGCAGAGACGGATATTTTAAGTTAATTACTAATCCTACAACAGCGTATCAGCTTACAACTAGTTCAGGCTTCAAAGGTTGGTTTTCTCCAACAAGTTCAGAAAGAGCTTTGGAGAATCCTGCTGAAGTTGGTGTTGTTGCAAACGTAAGAATTATGACATCTAACTTAGCATATTCATTCAGATTATCAGGTGACACATTAGCGACATCTTCAGGGCATTTAAATTGTTCTTTATTGTTTGGCGATGAAGCCTATGGTACAGCTATGATTGCAGGAGAAAGTGGAGAAAAAGGATTTAATTTTTACTTGAAGCAATCAGGGTTAGAGTCTACAAATGATCCAGCGTCTAAGATTAAACAAGCCGCTTGGTCTATTTTAGGTGTAGGAAAAGTTTTAAACAAATCTGCTGGTCTTTGGATATTAACCACAGAATTTCAAGGTTAATTTGTTGACACTTAACGAATTGTTAATTAAAATATAATTAACGTTCCAATAAGTAGCCCATCTCACTAACCCTCTTGTGAGATGGGCTTTTTTGTTTGACATTTTTTTATTTAGTGTTAATATTAAATAAAGCCACTTAAACCGTAGTCAGGAGAGATGAGCGTATTATATGCGTTCATCTTTTTTTTTGGTTAAAAATGGAGTAAAAATGTTACAAAATCAATACGATCAACCGAAAAGAAAGTATTATGCTACTTATGATACAGATTTAGATACAGGCGATGGAACAATAACAATAGACATTGCTACGACATTAGAACGCAACTCCGTACAAGGTTATATTAACAATAGCGGTTCACATGAATTTACATTTAAAATTAGTTCTGATGGTGTAAATTATGGGCAAGATATTTATTTACCATCTTCTTATAGGTTTGATACTAAAAGTATTAGTATCAACAAAATACAAATTACAGCAATACACGATAATTCACAGTATGACATTTTTTTAACGTAAGGAGCGTATTATGGGTAGCGATTTATCACAATTAAGAAATAAATTAGAAATACAAATCAATGTAGGAACGACAACGACAGCAACAGACCCTTCAAGCACAATATTAAACGGATTTATCAATAATTCTATACGATTAATAGCAAGAGATGTACAGCCTTCTATATTGCATAATGCTACGCCTATTAATGCTAATATAACGAACGGACAAAACAGTGTAACTTTCCCTAGTGATTTAATAATAATTAAAAATTTATATTTTAAAAACAAAAGTAATACGTTTAAAGAATTGTTACCAAAAGAGTATAAAGATTTAATTCAGGTTAGCGGAACAAGCAACTTTTTCAATGAGGCTTATACTGGAGATCCTACGTGTTACAGTATTGCAGAAGGTAAGATTATTTTTAACAAGCATTTTGATAGAACAGAAAATGATGTAATTAAGTTGTTAGGCGTAAAAAATCCTACTGAGCTTGTAAATGATTCTGATACTACTGAATTAAGTATCGATTATAATAATTTAATTATTTATACAGCCAGTTTTTTGTTTTACCAACGAGAGGATGATTTACAAAATCAACAAAAGTTTCAAATATTAGCCAAACAAGAAGAAAGTAATTTAGACCTTAATTTTAGTAATAACAATCAAAAAGTTATTGGTTTAGATCCTAGCTATTTTAATAACAACAGGCGTTCAATGAGCGACCCCTCAGTATTTTTCAATAGCTAATGGGTAATTATCCTTATACCGAAGTCAAATATTTTAGAGGTTTAACCAAATCGAGAGATGTTTTTAATGCCTTGACTGGTCAATTAAGTAAAAACGAAAATTATATGTATATGGCTAATGGTGGCCTAGAAGAACGTGGTGGTGGTCTATTATTAACAGAAAATCCAAATTTTAGTGTAACCCCTGATGATCCTGTTTTTTCTCTTGCTAATTATACTAGTCCTAATGATTCAGAATTTTTAATAACTAATCAAGACGATAAAGTTTATTATTATTCTAATGGTTGGAACGATGCTAATGCTAGTCTAGGATTAACATCAGATAAAAAGATTAGGTGGGAAATGGCAGGTTTTGGGGCTAATCGTGCTATATATGGGGCAAGTGGTGAAAATTATTTAGTTAAAGTTATTGGTAATACTCCAGTAGCGAGTAAAATTACTTCTAATGTACCTAGTGGCCTAATCCACCTAAAATTACATAAAAATAGGCTTTTTGGTGTTGATGCAGAAGATACCTTATATTATACAGAAATTTTAGATTTTGAGGATTGGAATACTACATCTAACAGCATTAAAATTGCACCTGCTATTGATGGGAAGATTACAGGGATTGAGATATGGGGAGATGCCCTTTTTATATTCAAAGAACGTGGGGTATATGTTCTACCTAATGCTGATATGCCAGTACCTAAAACTAATTGGAATGTATTGAGAACGGATGCTATTATTGGTTCACAATCTATTGATACTATTAAGCGAACAAAAATAGGAATTATATATCTATCAACAGATAACTATATTAGATTAATTAGCCCAAATATTAGTTTTTCTAGTGGTGAATATACTCTGGGTGGTTCAGGTTCTCCAATTATATCTGAGGATATACAAGACGATATTATAGAATTATTAGATACAACGAACACTATTAATGCAACAGCAATATTTTTTCAGGATAAATATATAATTTCTTTTCAGTCTGTTAATAATTCTTTAACTTACAATGATTTAACTTATTTTTGTGATACTACAAAATTTAATCTCTTAGCTAATATAAGTCAGCCTCAGCCGTACTGGGGTCAATTTACAGGGTTTGATTATAATTTTTTTGCAACACAAACACAAAGCAATAAATTGAAATTATACGGAGTAAAGGGATTAAACGGAGAAGTTCACGAAACCTTGAATAATGATATTCATTCAGATAATAATGAGCCAATAGTTAGTAAAGCAATTTTATCATTGTTACCTATGGGAAGTGCAGGAACAGTAAAAAGAATAAATAAAATATATTTCACTGGAGAAACTGATAATTGGAATATTAATCTTGTATTTAATGCTTATCGATTAGGTAAGCCTTTTGTTGGGGAAGGGGAGGGCATATCTAGGATATATACCACCTCAACAACAGATGCGTCATTAATAGGAACCGCTATTGTAGGTACTGCGGTTATAGGCAATAAAGGTGTAAGTTCTACGGCTTATTCATGTAATTTAAGAGGAAATTATTTTTTAGCTGAGTTTGGAAATTCTAATGCTAACGAATTTACTAGAGTTTTAAAATTAATTGTTTATTATAGAAATTTAACGCAATCATAAGGAGTAAAACATGCAATCAACACCACAAAATAATTCCCCTGATCCATCCCCTAACAATCAAGGGTTATTAAGTCCTGAGTTACAGGCACAAGCACAACAAATTTTTGAAACACAAGTAAAACCACTACAAAAAAGCTTTAAGGAAAGAGAGACTGCAGGTTTAGAGGGTTTAGCTCGTAGAGGATTAGCTTTTGGTGAGACAGGGGGAGGGGCTATTGCTGATATATACGAAGCTCAAGCAGAAGCAGAAGCAGGGTTAATGGGATTAATCACTGGTAATGTTATGGAACAAGCCTATAGAGCTAATGAGTTAGCTAAGCAAAGAGAATTTGCAAAGGAAGAGCGTTTAGGTCAACAAGAATTTCAAGCAGAACAAACAGAGCAACAAAGACAATTTACTACACAAGAAAGAGAAGCAATGCAGGATTATAATACAGCATTACAAGAGCGAGGATTTGAACAGCAGGTTGATTTATTAGAGCTACAAAATCAACAAAATAGATATAACAGGAATGAAGAAGCTATCTTTGGAATGTTGCAATCAGGCCAAATAACCTCAGATAATGCTAATCAGATCATAGGGAATATATTAGATACGGTATTAACCGATGAATCTACTGGTGAGTTTACGGGGTTTCAATTTACACCTGATGATGAATTGTTGTTGCAACGTCAAGCAACACAAGCAGGATTAACAGTTGATGAATATATCGACCTCAGAGAAAAGTTAGGCTCAAAACAAAAAGATGTAGTATTAGATCAGCTAGAAAGTTTTGTTTTTAATCCTGAATTTATGCAAACTCAACAAGAGAAAATGGCTAGGATAGCAACAGGTCAAGAAGATAAGATTCAAACTCGTAATCAACAATATGCAGAGTTACTTGATAAAGGCTATACATACGGAGAAATAGAAGAAATGCGATCTCAAGGAAGATTATAAAAGGAGTTAAATATGCAATATCAATCTAATTTATTACAGTCATTAGGGTTACAAGATATTATTAATATGCGTGAACGAGAATCTGTTCAACTTGGACAATCTATGGTTCAAGCTGATATGTTAAGACGTGAAGAAGAAGCTATAAGAAGGCAACAAGAAGAACAAGCAAAACAACGTAAATCAGGGGTTTTTACTTCAATTCTAACTGCTTTAGGTACAGTAGGGGGAGCAATTTTTGGTGGTCCAGTAGGGGCAGGGATAGGAGCTACACTAGGTAAAGGGTTAGGGGGCATGATTAATAAACCTTCACAGTCTACGAAAATAGCAACTACACAAATGCGACAATATCAACCGAGTAACTTCATGTCACAATATAGAGGTGGTACCTATGCCTAGTTTTGAAGAATTGCAAAATAAAAGTGTATTAAGTGCTTTAGGGTTAAAATCATTGCTTGAAAAGACTGCTCAGACTGCTGAATCTATAGGTTCAGGTTTAGCAGGAATTGCACAGAGAGGTGTTCAACAGTTTCAGAAAACAGACCCTTACACTAGGGCAGAGTTAGGCGGTTTAGCAGGACAAGTTATCGGTGAAGTTATTACAGGTAGAGAAGCACCAAGAACAGCTGAAGCGATTAGACAAGTGCCTAGTATTTTAAGGCAAAGAAAAGAGCAACAGCAACAACAACAATTAGAAAAAGTCAAATTACTACAAGAAAGACAAGCAGAACAACGCAAAGAAGAAAGAGCTATACAAAAAGAAGCAAGAGAAGAACGAAAACTGCAATCTGAATTAATTAAAAAAGGGCAAGTTGAATTAAACCAAGAAAATGTAGGCTTGGTAGAAAACATATATGCTAAACCTTATGGAGAAAAATATATTAATGTTTCTGAAGATACTGGAAAAGCTATATTTAACCAAGAAAAATACGAAAAAGACTTAGATAGTGCTGAGGCTGATGTTGCAAAAACAAAGTTACAGTTTGAAAAACATGATAATGTATTAAGTGCTATTGATGAGCTTATGCTTGTTAATGAAAACGGTGAGATTCAATTAACCGAATTAGGAAATGCTATCACTGCCACTGGTACATGGGAAGCCTTAGGTGAAAAGGGAATGAGATTAATAGGAAATCCCATACAAAATACAGCAATGGCAAAATTAAAATTAATACAAGCCAATTTAGGGTTTGACGAATTGCAAAAAATGAGAGACGCAAGTCCGACTGGTGGGGCTTTAGGCCAAGTATCTGAGAAAGAATTAGGGTTATTAATTAATGCACAAAAAGCACTAGAGGAAGGAATGACCCCTGAAGCTTTTGCACTAGAATTAGATCGTCTAAGAACTGGTCTTTTAGAATTTAAAGAACAAGGCATCCTAAGCGTAGACGATATACTTAGTAAATCAGTTAGGAAACCAACAAAAGTTAGAAAAATATATGACAAAGAAACAAACAAACTAATTGAGGTCAAAAATGATTGAGGTTCAAGTAGGTAACGAAATAATAGAATTTCCTGATACTATGTCAGACCAAGAAATTCAAAATGTTCTGAGAAAAGAATATCCCCAACAAAAAAAAGCTGAGTTTGTACCTGAGCAACCAAAAACATTAAGAGAAAAGATAGCTACAGGGGCTAAACTTGCACCTTACGCAACGTTAGCACCACCTTTAGCATTACCGTTTATTTCAGCTCCTATTGTAGGAGTGTCACGACTTGTAGAAGGGATAGCAGAAGGTGAGCCAGTAACAGAAGCAACAAAACAAGGTTTAAAATCCGCAGGTATAGATTTAGCTTTAGGTAGTATAAGCAAGATTAAAAAAATTGGTAAATTATTATTAAAGCAAAAAAAGAAAAATGTAGCAGATGTAGCAATTAAAACAGCTGAAGATGTTATAGCAGATAATAGCGATATTCTTAGAGGAATGAAAAAAATACCAATTACCAAAATAACCGAAACAAAACCATTTATTGATGCAGTTGGTGATAAAATGGGCAAATCCTATGATTCGCTTAAAAACTATATTATAAGTAAGCAACAAAAAGCGGTGTCTACTGGTATTTTAAAGAAAAATCCAAAAGCAAGAAAAGAATTTAATAAACTTTTAGGTAAGTCAGGATTAGAACTAGACCCTATAGTGGCAAATAAACAAGTTTACACCAAACTATTTGACGATCTTACAGACCCTAACTTAACAATGGATAAACTGTATAAAATTAGAAAACAGGCTGATGATGCTATCGATTGGAAATCAGGCGAAAAATTAACTCAACAACCTTATTACAAAATAAGAGAGTTTTCAGACAAAGTTTTAAGAAATAAAAAAATTAACACAAAGGCGAAAGAGTACGGAGAAAATACCGATAAATTAAGAACACTATTCGAAAATAAGATTACTCAACAAGCAGACAAAAAAATAGAAGGTGGTATGGGTAGATTTGTTAAGAATAAATCTAGAGAAGAACAAGACCAATTATTAAAAATATATAAAGAAATAAGTAAAAAAGGTGATAACCTAGAAACTAATATAGTATCTAATATAGGCGAATATGTTAGAGCTATACAAGTAGCTAATGCCATACCACAACTTAAACCTAGTTTACTCCAAAAAACAGGAGGTAAAATACCTGTTATTGGTGATTTGTTAGTGGAGCAATATAAAAAACAATTACCATTTAGATTGTCAGCCAAAGAAGCAGGAAAAAAGTTACTTGTTGATAGGCCAGTTATTACAGCAGGAAGAAAATTAGTTGCAGGTTCAGCAGGTTTAACACCGATACAAGAAGAAAATAAACCATTAATTAGAAGAAAAATAAAGGAGTAATTATGTCAGAAAATTATATTTCACAATTTTATACTTGGGCTACTGGTAACACAATTACAGCCCCACGACTTAATGGGAATGTTTCAAACGTTACAGATGGTCTTTCTAGTGGTGTTAAAGCTGTCAATATAGGTAAATTGTTAATCGGGGGAACTGAAACTATTAATAGTAGCAGAAATGGGATATTTAATGGTATTACTTTATCTAGTGATATTACTACGATTAGTAACGCTATCGATTGGGATTTACAGGATAATGTTGCTTCAGCTTTAAGTTTTGACGCTTCAGGGAAAACAGGACTATTAGAGTTTGATACGACAGACGGTGCAGAAGGGTTAAAGACTTCAGGATTTTTAAGATTAGGTTCAGACGCTTCTACTCTTACAGATGTAGGAGCTTTTGTTTTAGGTGCTAGTAATGATAGTGGACTTTTTTTTAATGGCACTGATTTAGTAATACAAACAGACGGTGCAGGAGCTTCAGGCATTATTTTTGATTCTGAAGATGATACGTTTGAATTTAAAGGCTCAGGAACATTGCAAGCAACGTTTGATACAACAGGGTTAAATTTAGTTTCAGGTGATGTTTTCAAAATTAATGGAACAAGTGTATTAAGTAACGACACATTAGGAAGTGGTGTTGTTAATACAAGTATTACATCTACAGGTGCATTGAATAGCGGTAGTATAACCTCAGGGTTTGGCAATATTGATGTAGGATCTAGCAATATTGATGGTGGCACAATAACGGCAGATACAGCTTTAGTAGGGACTTTATCTACAGCTAGTCAAACTAATATTACAAGTGTTGGAACATTAACAAGTCTTACAGTTAGTGGAGATGCTACTTTTGACACATCAACGTTAAAAGTAGATTCTACTAATAATAGGGTTGGTATCGGATTATCATCACCTAGTCATAGGCTTGATGTTGATGATTCTAGCTTGAATTCTGGTAATCCTGGAACGGTAGCAAGAATTAAAGCCAGTGGAACGTCTTCAGCTTCTGTAACTGTTCTAAATGTTCAAGATGCAATATACGTTACTGCTAATGGTATTGCTAGTGGCGATTTCAATGACACATCCGACATTTCATTGAAAAAAAATGTAAGAAATTTTGAAAAGACAGGGCTAGAAATAATAAAAGAAATTAAACCAAGAATATTTGATTGGAAGCAAAAAGATAAAGGAAATAATATTTTTGGATTTATTGCTCAAGAGTTGGAGAAAGTGATTCCTAATGCTGTAATTGATGGCGACGTTAAATCAATTAATGTTACATCGATTGTGAGCGTTCTAGTTAAAAGTGTTCAAGAACTAACAAAAAAAGTAGAAATTTTAGAAAATAAGTGATAGATTTTATATGCAAATTTATAAAAAGTTTATTAAATGAAAAAAAAATGACTAACAAAGAAAGTTTAATGATGTTTTTTCAATCTGTTCTAGGTACGCCTTATAAGTGGGGTGGTAATAATTGCCTTGAAGGGTATGATTGTAGCGGTTTTGTTCAAGACGCTTTGTCCATCATTGGTGTAGACCCTAAAGGCGATCAAACATCTAATGATTTATATAATTATTTTAAAAATATTGAAGAATCAAACCCTAAAAATATAAGTTTTGGTTGTTTATTGTTTTTTGGTAAGGAAAAAGTTACTCATGTTGCTATCGCATTAAATAATAAACAAATGATAGAAGCAGGTGGAGGGGGGAGTAAAACAACCACATTTCAGGATGCAATGAAAACGAACGCATGTGTAAGAATTAGGCCAATTGATAGGCGTAGTGACTTATTACATGTAATTAAAATCAAGGAGTTTGACGAATGAAAAAATTGTTAGGGAAAGTTAAAATATTTTTTAAAAAACTTTTCAAAGAAAATGACGACCAATTTTATGAAATTGCTAGTAGTATGGCACATATAATTGCAGATAGTACAAAAACTAAATTAGATAATAAACTTTTAGATTTATTAGAGAATAAAACGAAAGGAATGACTTTGTACGACAAGTTAAAACTTGCGAAAAAACTTACTCAAGATGCAGATTTTATTCCTGATTGGTTAGTGAATTATGAGAATAAACGCTTTAAATTTAAAAAAAAGGATATCTAAATGAAAAAAGGATTGTACAGCAACATAAACGCAAAGAAAAAACGAATTGAAGCAGGTAGCGGAGAAAGCCCAAAGAAAAAAGGGGAAAAAGGTTATCCAACAGCTAAAGCATTTAAAATGGCTAAAAAAACAGCAAAAAAACGATGACAATAAAAAAAGGGAAAGAAACTTTTTCAGGGTACAATAAACCAAAACGAACACCAAGCCATCCCACGAAATCACATGCAGTATTAGCTCGAGAGAATGGCAAAGAAAAACTTGTCCGTTTTGGTCAGCAAGGGGTTAGTGGTGCAGGTAGTAAGACGGATGCTAAATCAAACGCAAGGCGTAAATCATTTAAAGCACGTCATGCAAGTAATATTGCTAAAGGAAAGATGAGTGGTGCGTATTGGGCAGACAAAGTAAAATGGTAAATCTAGACGCTTCAATTTTACAAACTAAGGTAAGAGAATATAAAGATATCTTAATTAAAGAGTATATCACTTCTAAAAAACTTACTAAAAAAGAAGAAGCAGAAAAAAGAGAAGTAATAGAAATAGGGCTTAATACGTTAGAATTAGTTTTATCTGATTTTACTTTAAAACTAGCAAATGAAATAAAAACTTTAAAAATAAAAATAGGTGTATATGCTACTATTATTACATCTATTTTGAGTTTAGTTTTTTCAAAAATGTTTGATTATGTTATATTTAATTAGTATATGGTAGAAAATATTTCATTAGGTTTTATAATTAAGCTTTTACAGGGTGCAGGAGTTTTAGAGATAATTTCTCTTTTAATTTTGTTTAATTCGCCTAGCGTTATTTTTAATTTAGTAACTAATCATAAAAAAGATAGAAAAAATGATCTTGTTATTGCAGAATTAAAAAACGATTTAAAAACAAAATATGTCCTACAAGAAAATTTATCAAAAGAATTTGATACCTTAAAAAGAGAGCTATGCAGTCTTAAAGATAGCGTGATTGAACTTAGTAAAATTATCCAAAAACAGCAGGTGATACTTGCAGTAAATGAGCGTGAATTAGAGCATATAAAGAAAAATGAGCAATGACATTGAAAAAAGATTATCTAAACTTGAAAAAATTGTTGAAAAACTTAAACGAGATCAGCAAGACATTAACACTATAGTTGATATTAACTGTATATACATGGATGGTAAACTAGACAATTTTGAACATAATAACGAAGAACTAAAAGAAACGCAAAAACAAATACAAAACCAATTAAAAGTAGTAGAACTATCAATTAATAGTACACTTAACACACTATCTAATCTTACTTCAATATAATTACTATTATTAAAATTATAAATAATGTATTTGTTTCAATAGTTTTCATTTTTATAAAACCTAACTGTTTCTTCTAGATATTCTTTAAAATTATCTTTGCTATAATGTACATAATTGTAATCTAATCCTGTATAATTACACCCTTCTAGTCTTTCTATTCTATCGACACAGGCTAATGTATCTTTAACATCCCCTTGCCTAGTTTCTGTATGTGTCGTTTTTGTTCCCCCTAATTGTTTAAAAATATCGTTAATACTACGATTTTCCCCAAAACCAACATTTAAAATTCTAGACCCTGTATTACTTGCGGTAGATTTAGTACACCAACTTACATATAAGTCATTTATCATTCTGTTAATGTTTACCTCTGCTACATATTTAACATAGGTAAAATCCCTTGTTTGTGTTCCGTCACCATGAATTATGCAAGGTTCGTTATTATTAATAGCATTAATAAAGTTAGGGATTACAGGCGAGTATATACCGTTTAAGTTTTGTCTTGATCCAAAAACATTGAAATAACGTAAGCTAGTTACTGGTATTTTAGTTCTTAGATTAAAGTTATGAGCCATTTCTTCGCATACTAGTTTGCTAAATGCGTAAGGGGATTTAGGGGTTACATCCATTTCTTCATGTTTTGGTAATTCTTCAGTGTCACCATATACACTAGAACTAGACGCTTGAACAATCCCTTTTATTTGATGTTTGTAAAGCTCAGCAATGTTAAATATGTTCATTGTTGCGATAATATTGTGTTGAGCATATAGCTTAGGTTCGTCAAATGATCTAGGAACAGACCCTAAAGCCCCTTGATGTATAACATAGTCAATGTCTAGCATTACCTCAAGTAAAGATTTATAGTCAGTTAAATCTCCTTTTATTACACTTACATTCTCATTATTTAAAAAATCTTCTATATTCTCCATTTTTCCAGTAGAAAAATTATCTAGAATAAAAATTTTAAACTCAATTTTTGTTTTTTTATGTGGTAATTTAAAAAAAACCTCTTTTTTCAAAAGTTCTTCAACAATATGTGAACCTATAAACCCTGCCCCCCCAGTAACCAAAATATTATATGTTATACTTTCTTTTTCTATAGATCTGTCTAAAATTTTATGTCTCATATATCACCAATCTTTATTTTAATTCTTTCATATTTTCAAATCATCCAAGTAATGCGTAAGGTTAAGATCTTCAATAACAGAAAGTTCAGTGCAAAGACAAAAAACCCCCGATAATATAGCCAAAAAAAGACTAAAAATTATTTCCCAACTAAAATTTCCATAACTACTTTGATCTACGCTTTTCATAGAAAGATACAAAAAAACCATAGTAAAAGAAACAAAAGGAAAAGCCATATATATTCCTAATTTTTTCGATTTTCTTTCTCTTTCTTCATCTTTTTTATCTTTATCAAGCATAAGTGTTGAAGCATAATAAAATTCTTCATACCAATCATCTATACGATATTCTTTACCAGTCACAATTTTTTTACTGTGAAAAGAATCATTTTTTTGGTATGAATTAAAATTAGAATTTCTAAAATCAGAATAATGTAACCTACACTTACTAAAATTAGCTAATTCAACATTTACCTCACGAAAATCACAACCTGAAGCTCTAGCAGATTTAAAACAAGTGCTTTTTGCTTTTACGCATCTAAAATCAGAATAATTTAAATTAGCCCCTTCAAAAAAAGCTGATTCTATATCCGAAGATCTAAAATCACAATTTTGAGCTTCAGCATCTATAAAACTTGCATTATTTGCGTTTGAAGATCTAAAATCTGAATTATTTAAGATGCACCTAACAAAATTGCAATTACTAATGTTTGATTCTTTTAATTTAACATTTTCCATGTTTGAATTTGTAAATTCTAATCCTTCTAAGTTCATGTTGCTAAAGTTTGCATAATCTAAATCACAATTTTTAAGATTTACACCCTTTAACTTTGTGAACTCTATTTTTTGGTCAGGATTTTTTTTTCTATAAGCATTAAACGCTTCAATATCGGTTTTAACAATCGCTAATAATTGCTTATCATTTAATTTTTTCATATATAAATACCCTTAATATTAATTTTAATTTTAAATTTTCTTTAAAAATTCTATCAGATTCTTAGCTTCATTATCAATATTATACGCTTTTAAGGCCTGATTTCTTAAAAAACTAAAATCTTGCTTGTTTTTCTTAATCGTATCTATAACATGGTTTAATTTCTTTTCTATATCATATTCATCATTAGAGGTTAAAAATAAATTCCCTTTAACGTGTCTATAAGGCTCTATATCACTAGCTACTATAGGCGTATTAAGATATGCCCACTCAAGCCATTTTATACAGCTTTTACAGCGATTAAATTCTGTATCTCTTAACGGTGCTAAACCTATATCTACATTTAATTCTTGCATTGAAGTTAAATAGTTTTTGTTTGGCGCCCATTTATCTGTGGGTGAATTTACAGCAACTGATTTAAAATCTATATATTTATGTTCAGGTATACATTCAGGTTTATATCCACCATACCTTATCACTAATCTAACATAATCCACGCTATCTAATATTTTTAGTATTGGCTTAATAAATAACTCTATATCTTCATCATGTCCACCCCCTGCGACATAACCAAGTGTAACAATTTCCTTTCTTTTATTATGGGCTTTGAATATGTCCGTTTCTTCTTTTTCTTTCTCTTTCAATCCCATTGACCAATCGTCATTAGTAATATTAAGGCAGTTAGGGGCTACATGTATATTATTATTACCATATTTTTTTAATGCGTTAGACAAGTATTCTGTACTTACTATAATTCCATCACTAAGCTTTAAATGTTCTACGGCGTTGCTATGCTCATTAGTGAATACATGGATATTACTAGGGGTTACTTCTCCGATAGTATCATCTAATTCAGCTATAAGTTTTACATTTGGGTATTTGTTTTTTAATTCATCTATTACAATTAAGGCTTCTTTATTTTGTATCTTTTGAAAAATTATAATATCAAACACTTGAAATATACTTTCTAATTCTGTAAACATTTCTTTACTTTTAGCACTATTAAGAATTAGTTTATCCCAAGCTAAATTCTCTAGAGGGTGAAAAAAGTATTTAACGTAAACTTTGCATTGATCCTCATATTTAATTAAAGCATTTGCATAGTTTTCTATTCTCCAAAGACAAACACCTAAATTAAGTGATGGTACATAACATATATTTAATTTTTTATGCGTCATTTTTTGCCCCTTTTATAGCTATGATTCCTAGCCATTGCGGCTTTTTTAGTAGTATATCGGCCTCTTCTTTTGTCGATGCAACTTGGTTGCAGTATTCTTGGCTATAAGCAATACCGCTATACTCATAATTATTTTTAAAATACTTAGAAAAAATCTCATCTATTATATTATAACTAAAATTTTGCTGGTGGTAATCCCCTAATTTATCCCCAGTAGATTCAGGGTGTGGAACTGTTACAATATACATTCCTCCATCATTTAGAACTCTATAAGCTTCTTTTATTGCTTCTTCGGGATTATATAAATGTTCTAACACCTCAGCACATACTACGTAATCAAAAAAATCATCTCTGTAAGGTAAGTTTTCCGCTTCTCCCACTTTGGCGTGTGTTCCATTCTTTTTTGCTTTTTCAACAAGTTCTTCTACTACATCTATTCCTCTTACATAACAATATTTTTTAGCTAAATGTAAGCCTAAAATACCGCTATTGCAACCAACATCTAAAACTAGACTATCATTTTCTATATGCGATTTAATGAATTGAAATCTTAAATAATCATGTGAATTAGGAAACCCTTTTTTTTTCTTAACTCCATCACTTCTATAATTATCAACATGATCTTTTACAGCTTCTTCTTTTGATTTATATTTCATTTTTTTTACCTCAAATTTAAATTTTTATTTCTTCCTTTTCTATATCAAAATGACATCTTAATAAATCTTTGCTATTAATTTTGTCAGTAATAAATCTTGAAATTTGGCAAAAAGGCTTATGCGTTGCCCATGTTCTTTTTTTTGTAGAGGAATTATCGTCGCAACTACAACAACAATTATTAAAACCACAATAATCTACGCAACAATTTTTATAATTGTATGATACTATTCTTTTTTTTGTTGACGTCATATCTATAGATAACCTAAATAATTCTTTCTTATCAGTTGTAAATATATAGGTATCAATAATATGGTGTTTATTTTTTTCTTTTTGTTCAAAATCTATTTTTACAATATTTTTATTTATTATGTTTTCTAAATTAGTAAATCTTATTTTTTTATGTGTATATGCGTCACTTAACAAATTATAATAAAATGTAGAATTATCTGTAACAATACCTAATATAAAACCAAATCCAAAAGCAGTATTAGTTTTGTTTAGATATAATTTTTTTATTTTTTTGTTTATTAAAATATCAAAAACATCTATCATTTCACATTGACCTATAATATATTCTTGCGGTTCAAGTAAATATGGTTCATTAATAACATATCCTGAAAAAGCTAAATTTTTGAGGTAGTTTGGATTTGGTTTTATATATTGATTAAGCCGTGTATCATTTTTAAATATTTCAATTAATTTTTTGTAGTTTACTTCGATATTCATTTCTTTTTTGCATTTTTTCCTAAATTAAAATTAGGTATACTTTTATTAATTGGCATAGGTTTAATTTTTTTTTGTTTTGGCGGGTCTTTTCTTTTAAGTGGGTTAGGGTTAGGCGGGAATCCAAATCTTTTTCTAATATTCATTTTTTACCTCAATATTCAACTATATATCTTCACTGCATAGGCATATTACATGCCATTAGTCCAATAATTGCAAAACCAATAACAGGGAAAACAACCCCACACAAAAAAAACTTTATTATGTCCCCATTTTTATCACCAAAATCTTTACACTTATTAATAGATTTATTCCATTTTGTATCATTATGCCTACGTTTTTTAGGCCATTTAGTTTCCCCTTCTAATATCCATCCGTCATCTGCGTTTCCACTTTTAATAATTTCAGTTTTATTTCCATATTCTTTATAAATTCCAATAGATTTGGTGAAACTAGCATATAACATACAGTTTGCTCTAAATAGAACGTCAATTAAGTTTACATTCTTGCCTTGACAATCTGACATATTGCACTCTTTAAAAATCGTATTGACAATCGAATTGTCTCTAAAATTAACACTAACCATATTACACTCGGCAAAACGGCAACCAATAATTCGAGACCCCCTAAATTTCGTGAGAGCCATATCACATTCAACAAAATTTATTTTTTTTAGTGTCATATTTTTTAAATTAGCAGACTTTAAATTGCATTCATAATACTTGCGATCCTCTATATGTATGTCTTGATCGGGGTTTTCTTCCCTATACTTATTAAACTCAACTACATCTTTTGATAACAAATTAGCTATTTCTTCATTAGTTTTTTTAACTTTTTTTTTACTAGTTTTTTTTGCTAACTTTTTGCTAGTCTTTTTTTTATCAACTGTTATATTTACCATTATTCCCCCCTTAATTGTGTATTACTATCAATAGCACCTTTTAACACATTAAATTCATGGTCTAAACCTAACTTACTAGCATATGAATACATTGCTTTTATATCTTTTGGTAGGCAAGCACCGCCATACCCTAGCTTCCCATCTAAGGCTATTTTATTGTGACTGTGGCCAATACGTCCATCACTTAGAAATCCTTCCATTACAACATCCCAATTAATCAATTCATTGTTTTTATAAATTAAATGCATTTCGTTTAGAAATGCTAACTTAACCGCAAAATAATTGTTGGACATATACTTAATCATTTCCGCTTCTTCATACATACAAGAAATTATTTTTACATTTGAAAATCTTTTACTAAAAAAATCTTTTATTTTATTTTTCTTAACAACGCTATTGATTTGCTCTAAATCACTATAACCTAATACAATTCTTGAAGGATTGATAAAATCAAATTTTGCATTTCTTTCCGTTAAAAACTCAGGATTGTATACAATATTTAATTTAGGGTATTTTTCTTGTATTTTTCTTGTTGTTCCTAAAATGCATGTCGAACGCAAAAAAAACACAGTATCATGTTCTTGTTTAATTTTTACCTTTTCAATATCTTCAAAAACCTTATAAACAAAACTATTGTCTATGCTTCCATCTTCTTTTGATGGGGTAGGCACAGATATAAATACCCAGTCACTACCATTTACTACTTCAGATAAACTATGTGTTCTTTTAAGTGGATCTATATCATATATTTTAATTTCTGAATCATATCCGCATTGAGCCGACATCCCATAAGCTACAGCCGACCCAACAAAGCCATTACCAATTATTCCTATTTTTTCCATTTTCACATCCTAAATATTAATCTTATATTTTTTATACATTTCTTTTTTTAGTTTCTTTGCTCCCTCCCTATTTCTTGTATTATCGTTTTCTAATTTTAACATTCTTGGAACATTGTCACCACCGAATAAGAACTTATTTTTATGACAATCAAGTAAAAAAAACTCGTATAAATCAGTATCTTTGCTTTTTTCTTGGTAGCGTACTTTTTCCGCTACCTTTCGTTTATATGCTACCGTTGGATGACTAATCGGACACTTGCTTTTAAAATCCCATTCGTAAGCTTCCATTAATGTTGTATAATCTCTATTATATTCCCTTAACTCTAATGCTGAATAATATACGCTTTTTTCCTGATTTTCTTCAAAGAATTTTAAGATGGAAAGCGACCGTTCGGGATAATATATATCACAGTCACAGACAGCTATATAGTCACCATTTGCACAGTCATTACCCCTATTCCTGCTATATGCTGACCCCTTTCTAGTTTTATTAGTAATAATAACATCTATTTTTTCTCTATTTTGCTCGATAATATCGGCGGTAAAATCTGTACTTCCGTCATTAATTACAATTATTTGCCCTTTTTCCTTTTGGTTGTACAAGCTATCAAGGGTTTTTTTTAAATATAATTCTTGATTGTACACAGGGAGGACATAACTAATTTTTCTTTGTATTTTCATCATTAACAGCCTTGTATATTTCATTTTTAAACGTTTCTTCAGACATTAATTTTTTGTAATACTCTTTTACTTCATCTGATTTTTTGTAAAATTCATTTTGGTTTTGCATGGCTTCTCGTATACAATCAATCATATCTTTTTTTGCATCATCTATATTTATTATGTCTTCATATTGCAACTTAGTAGCATACTTCATTGATTCGTCAGGACAACTTACAATAGCCTGCCTACCACATAACATAAATTGTATAGGTGAATGGGGGAAGCCATCATGAACAGTCGACCTAATAATTGCAGAACACGAGCCAATAAAATCCAACATATTTTCCTCTTTAATTCGTCCACAAAATTCTATATTTTTTGCTATTTTTTTGTCTAAATTTGTATGGTTGTACTTTTCTGTTCCGCCAAAAAACTTAAACTTAATATGAGGCAATGCTTTAGCCACTTCCATTATGTGTGGAACGTTACTATTACCTGTCTTGTCATTTAGCATTGTTAAAGGGCTTCCGTCAGTGTGATATACTGCTATTGTAAATTGCTCAGGTAGCTTACGCTCATTATTATATTGATCTATATCATATATAGGGGAGTACAACAATTTAGGCTCTTTAAATCCTATTCTTTCTAACTCATAAACCAATCTTGGAGAGTTAGCAAAAATAGTAGCATTATCATTTTCAAGTCGACTAACAATTTCATCTAAAACATACAAAGGATGTTCAGTTAATAATTGGAATACATCAGTACCAATAAAATGTATAATCTTTTTTCCTTTCATTGAGTTAAAATGATTAATGAAAGCAGGTTGTATCGGAGATGTAAAAAAACCTACCATATAAGTAGCTTTCCAGTTTTTGAAATCTAACCTATGTATTGCGTCAGGATTTATATAGTCACTATCCAGCATTTTTGCTCTATGCAAGGCTTGGTAAGGGGCTGAAAACGTAGTAGTAACTAGTTTTTTATCTTCAATATTATTAATTTTTCTGAAATGACGTGATTTTTCGTCTAAGCTTTTTTCATTTCCGCTAATATTTTTTACTGTTGGAGTTTTTGTTTTAAAAATTATTTCATTTACATATTTTCCTTTACTTCCCTTTTCAGCCATTCTATAGAACAAATCCCAATCTTGGAAAAATTCTAAATCATCACGAAAACCGCCAACAGCTTGGAAGGCTGATTTTCTGATAGGCGACATAGTACTAATATAATTCATAGTTTTTAAACAATGCGAATCAAATTCTATCGCTTGATGAATAATATTATTATCTCCATACCAATAATTACCATAAACAAAATCAATGTTTTCGTTATTCTCTAATTGTTTGACGCACTCCCTCAACATACCGCTTCTAATCTCGCAATCGGCATCTATGAAAAATAATATTTTACCCCCTAAAAAATTCCCTGTTTCAGGGCATAAGGCATTATTGCTAATTGTTGCCCCATAATTTCGAGCCTTACAAGCTCCCACATTTTCAGATAACAATTCGATAAACAAAGGAAAAGGTAAAATACATTTTTCATTCTTGTAATATGTTTCTTGAACGTGTTTAAAATTTTCTTTGTCACCATCGAAAACCATAGTCACTGTAAAATCTTTATAGCATTGATCTTCAAGCGATAACAAAACGTTTCTAATTTCTTGTTTTGAATTATTATATACTGGTATTATTATATTAACCTTCATTTTAACGGTCTTCTTTTAATAATTCTAATAAACAATCAATATTATGTTGGTTATTAGCAGAAATTACCAAATCTTCAAAAGATTTTTTTATTATTTCCAAGTCGCTGTCATTAAATTGAGAATAAAACTCTGTATTATCTTCATTTGTCGAAATTGCAGAATTTAAAGTTTGGATTAAATTTATAATTTTATTCCTTATCACATAAGGCAACGGAATATCAGCTACTAGTTTCATTGCTTCAATGTGTTTTTTCATTTGTTCAAGCTTCATACATTTTTCCCTTTAGTTTTTTTTACTTCTTCCTTAGTTGCGTGTATCCAAGATTTTAGTTTTTGGTACTGCTTGATAAGCTCATACATCTCAGAATTAAAGTAAGCATTGAATAGCTGAGTGCATTTTTCTTTATTTTCAAAAACAAATGTAATTTGATTATGTGATTTTACTTCAGTTTTTATTATCGGTATTTTTTTAAGTGCTAAGTAAGACGCAAGGCCAAGATCGGTGGTTGTATAATTCTCCATTTTTTAATCCTCATTTTATATTAATTTGAGTTTAAAATATATTAAAATAAATAATCTTTCAAGTTTTAATTTAAATTTAAAAAAAATAACACCATTAATAAAGCAAGCAATCCCCCCCCCATAAATTAAGCCGTCAACTGTTTTCTTTTATCTTCTTTTATTTGAATTTTTCCATGTGTTGCTACAATCTCGCTATAAGATATAGTCCGCCCCTTATAGCCTTGAAACTTCCCCTCGTGCCAGTACCACATAGCCTTATTTTTACTAAATCGACATTTTAGGTCTTTTAAATTTTCCTTTACTTTTTTTGTATCCCCACCAATCCATATCCAATCCCCTACAATATCAACACTTATATTAATTTCGGTGTTTCCGTGATATATATTTAATATTTCAGTAAGTTTATTGATTAATTGTTCACTGTAATTTTTCTCAACATCTTCTATAGTTTTTGAATCATAATCAAATTTCTTTCCTTTATAAGTTTGTTTTGTTGCTAGTAATTTATAAGCATTTTTAAGATCTATAAACTGTTCATCACTTCCACCATGATCTGGATGGAATTTGAATAATAATTTTTTATATTGTTTTGTTAGTTCATCAAAATTGAAACTATTATCTAATCCCATTATATTAATTGCTTTGTTTATGTCCATTTTTTTACCCTCTTTATATTTAATATATGTATATAATAACGGTGACTTTATGTGCTGTCAACAAGCTTTTTTTGGGGGATATAAAATAAAAATAAAAACCGATATTATAAGCAATAAAAAATTAATATTGACATGTATATAACTCTCCTTTATTATACATATATCTTAATTAAAAGAGGGAAAAAAATGAACAAATATAAAATCGATCCTACGGCGGTCAAAACATTAATTGATAAGTATGAAGGTTTAGCCATAACATTTGTTGTTGACGGAGAAGAATCGCCCCACCAAAATGAAACAAAAGCAACACAATTGAAGGTTAATTATAAAGGCATTGAATATAAGGTAGAGTTGCAAAGGATATGTATCCATCCCTTCTTGTTAGATGATTATCATGTAGTTTTTGAAATTAGTGAAGTTGGCATGGATACGATTTTAGGTACAAAAGAAACGATTGTAAGTGCACTTG